GGAACCGTTCAAATACGTTTCCGGGAACAATTCCCGGTAACTTGGCGTATCAATTATTCTTTGAACATCACGGTTAAAATCTCTCGCAATCGTTGCGGCATAAGAACCTATACAAATCTTTTTGTCCGGATTTAAACCCAACATGAAAGCGGGCAACTTCCGGCTTGAACCCTCACTATTATGCGTTGGAATAAAATGTTCTCCGACCAAATAAATACCATCCTCAACTTGTATGCAATTCCCGTAAGCCTCATGTTTTATTGGCTCAATACTTACAATTGCTCTTTTTCGCTTCTTGCATTGAATTACTATCCGTTTTCTTTGTATCCTTGTAGGATATTCAGTTGACGGATTAAAACATAACTGATATACATTCTTTCGACCTACAATTCCGCTGCTTGAAGTAGCCGGGGCAAAACTTGTAATTACAACGCTTTCTCCTAAACTTCGCAATATCAACGCTGCTTTTTCGATAATGTTTTTATTAGTATTACTTATTGTTACACGACCATTCTTTTGATACACATAACCGTCTGTATCAATCAATCCTGCAATTAACTGCTTTCTCACTTCTACGGAATTGAATATAAATTCATCTCCTATATATTTATTATTAATATACCCATATTCTTTCAATGCTGCATAAAATTCGCTTGAATAAAAAACGCGGGTTGTTGTGCCTTTTACTTCATGAAAATTGTAGGTACTAGAATTGATTATATTAGCATCATCGCATCCGATATATATGCACCCTTTATTTGTTGAACCATCCCCAAGCCAAGCCCCGAATATATACGGTTCAATCATAATTTTCCTTTCCTTAAATTGTACACATACATTGGAATCAACTTGATATTTACACCTTGAACCTCTCTTTCCGTTACCTCGATATAGTTTATTTTCAAAGAAAATAGTCTTTGTTTCCAATTGCTCCCATTTATGTTTGCTCCTGTTATATACTATCCATTCGTGATTGCCGTGACATTCTATTTTTTCACCGTCTGAAAATGTTACAACATATTCAGATTTTGTTTTTGGAGATACCCACAAAACCATTTTAGGACTACCATCCCTACCAAATACATAATCGCCAACTTTCAATTCCCCATGCCGTTTTATTCCATCCGGTGTAACTATTATTTGATTATCAGAAATTTCCTTACCATGTTGAGGAGGCATCTGCACAATCATTTTCCGTATTTTCCCATGCGCAAACATATCAAGCAAAGTATAATATACAACATGAAACGGTTCCAATGCTAAATCCGGTTGCATATACCGGGCAAAGTTTATCAGCCTATTGCGTGACGCCGCTTTTACTAATTCCCCGGGATTGTTTTTTAGTGCGGCGTACATTTTAAGTAATTGTTCTTTATCCATTTTGTTTAATTCTTAAAAATATACCATATATTTTTGTCTTACCCCCGTATTTTTTCTGACTTAAAAACCGGAAATCTTAAAAAACGACCAATTTAATGTTTCATTTTCCATTTGTCGCACGCTTTTTCCGAACGTATTATACTGCGATTTTCGACAAACGGGCATTTTAAACAAATTGGGTTCCCGTCCATATCCAAATTTGAATGTTCATAATAGAATTTACCCCAACCACATTCGCCGCACGTGTGTACGGGTTTCGGTTCGTCTTTTTTCTTGATATTATTCTTTGTTGTTCGTGCCATCGTCAATTACTCCTTTCTCTGCTAATTGTTTTTTATATTCTGCTGTTTGTAGTTTATCAGCAACCGCAAACAATAAATCCTCCGGGATTGCTGATACATCGTATTGCGGTGCATCGCCGTTTATGCTTTTTTCTATTCCCGGAATCTCAACTTTAATTGGTGCATCAAATCCCAACATCTTTGCCCGGCGTTGCTGCACATTCAAAAGCAAATCCAAAAACCGGGGGTTCCCGGCGGACGTTTCCGTTGTGGTTTCCTCATACCCGTAATATTCCGGGTTATCGCCATCCTCCAAAACTTTACGGGGCTTTGCGTTCTGTCTGTTTTTCTCTCTCGTTTTCCCGGTCTTTGAACGTTCCCACGCCTCCCACAATTCAACCTCCATTGTATCCAACTTTCGCAATTCCTGCGTAACGTAATCGTCTATATTATCCATACGCTCACGTTTCCACTCAATAAGCAATTGTTGCATATCCCAATAAACCATCTGTTTACTGATTGTGTAACCGACCCCACGCCGGGCGTTTTCTTCATTCAGTCTTTCGGAAATCTCTTTGTACGTGTAACCACGCAAAAACAGATTTGAGCAAAACGACAAATCAAATTCCCTTTGGTCTTTCGTCCTTTTGCACATTTTCGGGCGTCCGCCCCTTTGTCTTTTACTTGCTTCCATTTTCCAACCTTTTTATAATGGCAAAGTCTTTCGCTTTGCTTTCCTCTCAAACATCGCTTTCCCTTTGCTTGTTATTTTCGGGGAATTTTCGTTTTAAGCTGGTTTTGTTTGTTACTTGATACTTTTATTGTCTTTTGTATTTTCGTCGCCCTACGGGGCTAATTTTGGCTTTCTTTCGTTCCGATACCTAAACGGCAAAGCCCCGGTTATAATTCCGGGGCGTTTTTTTATTCTTTTTCCATTTTGTCGGTTTTCAACAATGGGTAAACACTTGTTACCCTAACTGACGGCGTACCGTCCTTTTTGTCAAACCTAACTTCATACGAAAAATTGCCGTTGTGTTCTGCCTTGATAACTTCTATCTTTCCGGGCTTTCCGTTGTATTTTATTCTATCGCCTTTTTTATACGGACAATTTTCTGATATGTAACTTTCTGCGGCTTTTTCTCTTTCCTTTCTGTTGTACTCCAAAGCCTTTTGTTTTATCTCGGCTAATTCTGCCATTCTGTTTACAAATGTTTCTTTATCCATATAGCTAATATTTATGCGTCTGTTCCCATGTAATTTATTTTTCTGTTGGTTTCATAATATGTTCTTTGGTTCATATTTCAAAATCAATATATCGGTTCCCATAATTTCGCCGGGGCATTTACCTAACTTTTCAACCGCTTCTTTTATCATTTCATCAGCCCATTTGTCGTTTGCAACCATCGGGTTGTTTGCATGTTGCAAAACTCTATGTATCGCCAATCTTTCCTCGGCTTTTTGTGTTGTTCTGATATGTTTAATCAAATCCCCAATCGGTTGTTTGATCAAATAATCGGCACACTTAAAACGGTCTTTGCAAATATTGCAATCATCCGGGTAATTGTGTTTTGCATCCTGCGAACTCTTTTCGTCTGCCTTTCTGAATCCGTGCCATTCGTCACGGCGGGCGATTGCTTCCGTAAATACCTCCATTGCATCAATACAAACTTGTGCCAAAATAAAATCCGGGGTATCTCTCATTTCCTTTTCTAAACCGTGCTTATTAATAAGTTCGGTTAGTTCTTGTTTAAAATCTTTTTTCATACGCTTAAACTTCTATATGTTCAATTTGTGGTAACTTCTTTATGTATTCCAACATCGCCGTTTTGCTTTCCTCGGTTTCGTCGGTTCTGTTTATTACCAACTGAATAACTTCCAAAAGATAATCGCTATCAATACACGCATTATCAACGTCGGTAATATTATACAATGGTTCCGTTATTTCCTTGACGGCTTTAAATGCTTCTTTTGTCAACTTTGCGGCTTTTTTGAATCTCATTTTTTCGCCCTTTTCAAAGCATTTGCCTAAATGGTTTAATTTATCATCAGCGTAAAAAACGCATGTATGTGCCATGTCCGCCAAAAGATACGCCGTATTTGTAAGGAACAACGCTTTTTTTCTTAATTCTTCTTTTTCTTCGTTTGTCATAGTCTTTTGTTAAAACGGTTCTCAAAATGTTTGTATTGTTCGGCGGTTTCCTGCTGCATATTACCGCAAACCGGGCTTTCCGGTTTGTTGTGTGGGTGTTTGCGCATAAATTCCGGGTTTTTCTCACGTCCTGCAATTTTAGTATATGCCATTTCCTGCAATTCCTTTTGGCTATACCCTAATAATGCCGCAATATGGAATAAAACAACGTTTACGTCCGCCAATTCGTCGATAATATCATGCGTTCCGGGATTAATTTCGTTTATTTCTCTTTGCGTTTTTTCCCTGCTTAAATATCTTTCAAACGCTTCAAACAATTCGTTGTATTCCTCGGCTAATTTTCCCAATCTTTTTTCTATATTCTTGCCGAAAAGTTTATTCATCTTTTCAAACAATCTCTTTTCGTCAAAGGTCAATCCGGCGGTATTGGCGTCTTTTTCTTCAAAATTAGCCATAAACGTTTGCATATCCATTTTGCCAAATTTTCCGTCCGGTGTCAATACAATAAAATTTCCCTCCGGTACGTCCAACATTACGCCGTTTTCGGTCGGGAATGAATAAACCGCCAAACCGCCGGGCGTTCTCGGAATCTCCATTGTTCCGCCTCCGGTAAAATCAATCAGTCTTTCGATATTATCACGTGTTACGGGAACGGCTCTAACCTCTAACAATCTGCGGCAATACAAATATCCGGCTTTCTCGTTCGGTTCTCTCTTATCCGCATGTACTTCGTTTGGCAAATTTTCCAAACCTTTTTCGTACTCAATAAAGAACGTCGCACCTCGCAAAAATATTTCTTCCCTTATATGTTCCACGGCTCGCACCCTCATTCCATAACGACCAATAACCGCATCAATTGCGGCTTCAACAATATATTCGTTTCTGTCGTCAACGTACATTCTCATTTCAAACAATTCTGCCTTTTCGGTAATTTCCGGTTCATGCCCGGTAACACTCTTTACCATCAGAACTGTTTCCACATCAAACGGGGTTAATTTACTTTCTTTCATCGCTCTTTTGTTTTTTATATAATAACGTTTTTAATCCATTCATTTTTTTGAAATATATTCTTTTGTTGTCTGTTCGTCCGTATTCGTCGCAAAATTTGGAACATTCTTTTCCATCTATTGCGCAAAGACTACAACGCCATTTTGGGGATATATTTCCGGGTTCATTTGCAATTTGTTCTTTTAGCTTCGTCCATCTTTCAGCAACTACAACAGAACCCCGGTAAACTGCACGTTCTCCGGGGCTGTATTGCCTATCGGGGTCAAACGGATGTGGTTTCTTTATTCTCATTTTCTATCGAACTAACCAACAAATCCAAATTTTCCTCTGTTCCGGAAATTGAAATTCTTGCTTTCCCTGCTCCCATTACCGCCAATTCCGTAATTGTGCAATCATATTTGCCTGCGGATTTTTGAAACTTTGCCGCCTCATTTAATGGCAATATTTTTGTTATCTCTTTCATCGCTCACGTTTTTAGTATTTTACATTACAAAGTTAATAATTTCTTTTGGTTTTTATCCATATCAGCCGGAAACCAACGGAAAAACAAAGCAATTTAATTTCAATATCTAAATAAACGTCATGTCCTTTTACGCCCTCAACCATAACTCCGGGCGTCAAATAAAATTGCTTATACTTCCACAAACTTTGCAGATACAAATAAAACCCGATACGTCCAATATGGAATCCGATTGTTTTCATTTCTCTATCTGTTTTTTTATCTGTTCCCAACTCTTTTTGTCAATTACCATTTTCCGTGGGTATTGTATTATTTCGCCCTTGGTATATACGAGATTATAGATACCCAATTGCCCCTTAATTGGCATTTCAACAACACGTCTTGGGTTGCGCATCAGCCAACCGAAACCCTTTGTTATCTTTTCCCGCTTTTCTTTTGGTATTCGGGTGTTTTCCCAATCCTCCGGGGTAAAATCTTTTATCGGCTTCACGTCGTACAACTCAACCAATCCCAAAGTAACGCCGCTTTCCATTCCCGGATAAACCGGGTTTGCCGACGAACAAATAAGA